TTTAAAGCTGTAATTGTTCCTGATACTGTAGTCCAATCTAAATTTCCTGAACCATCAGTTTTTAATAATTGATTAGCACTTCCATCCGATGTTGGTAATTCCCATGCTGTGCCTCCAGAAGCAATAGTTAATGCAGATCCTGAGGATGAAAGATATTCACCACCAGCCGCATCGTATAAATATAATTTCGCTGCACCTGCTAATACAAGGTCATCCGTAGACTCGTCCCAAAGCATGTAAGACCCAGAAGTAGCACCAAAAAATTTAACATCATGTCCTGTGTCGTCAACACCGACTGTTACTGTACTATCTATTTGAACAGCACCATCAATATCAACAGCGTCTAAATTAGCTGTACCATCAATATCTGCATTCCCAGATATATCTAAAGTAGCTGCGTCTAACTCACCTGATAAAGTAATATTAGTAGCACCAGTAATTGCACCATCCATTGCAATAGCACCATTAATATCAATTGTTGTCGCAGCAATTTGTATTTCTGTGTCTGCTACTAAATCTAATTGGCCATCTGTAGATGAATTAATATATAAACCAGTATCTCTAAAAAGAAGTTTGTTCGTGCTATTTAAAGTTAACCCTGTTCCATCTGTGTGAGTTAAAGTTGTATCTGAATCTGCACCAAAACTTAATACAGCAGAATCACTTAATAATTTAACGTCATCACCAAATACTGCATCTTTTGCTACAGATAATCCACCATCAGTTTGTAGTGAACCATCAGTTGTAGTAGTTGCTTCAGTAGTGTCGTCCGTTTTTACAATACCACTTGCTGTAACTGTAGTAGCAGTTAATGCTTGTGCAGCAATCGTACTACCTGCTTGTGCAGTAAATGTATTTGCTGTAAATTGAAAATCATCAGCTCCTGCAATTCTAATATCTATTTGATCATCCGTATCTGCTGTAATACTTGTATCCGCATCAGCGTCTAAAATTAATTCATTACCATCTAAATCATGTCCTGCAGTAGATCCAATACCTGAATCAACTAGATTTGGATTAGATGCATGATCAGCAGCAGCGTAAACAAGTTTTGTTCCTTTATCCGTTGCTGCAAAAGTAACTGAACTTCCTGATCCAGAAGCATATTTAAATTGAACCGTATAAGCCCCTGATGTACCATTAACCAAAACATACAATTGTTGAACATCCAAAGGAATAGTTACAATCTGGTTTCCAGTAATCGTTCCAGTAAATTTTATAACTCTATGCCCAAGAACTGCACCTGTTGATCCATCAGAAACAGATAATGTTGTTGTATCAGCTGAACCTGCTATATCTTGTTCAGTATATCCACCAGAAATTTGTTCTATAATTTGTAAATTGGTATTGGTAGTTGTTCCCCATGTACCGGCGTTCTCGCCAGTTGTCATTAGTTCTGTACCAAGACCTGTATAACTTGATGCCATAATTTATCTCCTATGCGCTACCTACAAACACCTCCACGTCACATGAATCTGTGTCTGCAATTGCTGTAATGTCTACTAAATCATTTAATGATACTGTAATTGCAGAACCAGCTGCATGCATAGTATCTTTAACTCCACCACTATTATCACCTGGATAAATAAACGAGTGGCCAGCGTCTACCTTCATACAAAACTCTGTACTATCTTCATCTCTAAATGTTAATGTAAGGTGATTTGTTGAATCTAAATTTGTAATTCTAATGTATCTAACATCGTCTTCATCAAATTGACCTGCTAAATAACTTTTAGCTAAATCAGTTGAAGAAGCTGTAGCAAAACCTAACAACCCTGTTTCTGTTGTAGATATTGTAACTATTCTTTTAACAATTTCATTAACACTTGAAATATCTAATGATCTTTCGCTATTATAACTATTGTTGTTAAGTGTAATTTCTTCTATTATTTTAGTTGTTAATGTTGCCATATTTTAATCCTTACGGTGTCTGTTGAGGAACTGGTATACGAGGTTCTCCATCCGTATAGTCATCTCTTCTTCTTCTACCTAATTGTTCTCCACCGAATTTTTGTACTTCGGTTTGATATTTTTGTTCGTATAATTGTAACATATCCATCGGGCCTTTTAAATAACTAAATGCCTCAACTAGACATGCATATAAAAGTCCATTTCCAAAATTTAGACTTAAATAAGTTGTAGTATTTGCTGAGCTTAATCCTAAAGGTCTAGCATTATAATGCATTTTATACATAAATGCTGAACTAGGAGTTGGTACTATTGTAACTCTTCCAGATGAAGCTGCTCCACTTCCCGTCGCTCCTCCAGACATTGCATAGTATTTTGGAGTTCCAGTAGTCGTTTCTGCTGCATCATATTCCCTTAAAAAGCTAATATCTCTTTTCTCTAACCAGCTATTAGCACCTGTCGCTGCTGTAGTTGAAGTATAAACCTGTATACCTCTTACAAATAAAGTACCAGCTGGTACGTTAACATTATCTTTTGAAGCAACTAAACTACCAATCATTTCTTTTCTATCAGCATCAATTGGAACGTCTCTTTGAATTCTAAGTTCTGAATTATCTATAAACTGATCTGTAATAGTACTAGATAATACAGAAGTTGTAACTTCCGTATAATTTAAAATAGCTGTTGTAAGTGTTGAATAAGTAAATCCTGCCATATTAAGCTGTCAAAGTTGCCGGACCAGCCGAGCAATTATTGCCTCCTCCTGATATACCACCTGTTGTAGCAGTGTTTGTATTAACAGTAAAGTGGTAGTAGTCATTTGTATTTGTAATATCTCCAGCTGAATCTCGCTTCCCAACTGTAATCGAGTATCCAGACGAATAAGCTAGATTTGCTCCTGTAATTCCATCAAAGCCAACTGGATTCTGATATCCATCAGAATCTGAACTTGTCCATATCGGACCTCTAAATCTTACAGTATCGGAAGTATCTCTACCATGAGCTAATTCATAAACATTTATAATTCCAGAACCTGATGCAATTGTTTCAAAAGGATTTGGTCCTAATAAAACAGAAACTTCATTTTCTGCTCTAGCAGGTCTTGCATTTCTTAAACCATGTCCTTCTGCACCATATCCTCGTGGTTCTAATTGAGGATGTTTTGCTTCATATTCTGATTTATGAACAAACATGCCATTCCATTCTCTAACCATTTCATTATAGGGAAATTCCATTCCACTTCTGTCTGAGATCGCTTTAGCGTATTTTCCTTTTGCAAATGCCATAATTATCCACTTGGGTAGTAAGACTCCGGAGTTATATAAGTACTTGTAGAAGATCCATCTTCTGCCAAAGCTCTTTTTAGTTCGTCTTCGTATAATAATTTTAATTCTTGAACTCTTTGTGGTGCAAATTTTTGAGCTAAATAAAAAGCTAAACCTGAACACATACAAGGTACAAATCTATAAGGTACATCAGATGCATCAGTATATGTTGCATCTAAATCCTGAATTCTTTTTACATAATAAATATGCATGTCTTTCGAAGCTGCAGTAGAATTTGCAGTTGGATAAACAGTGATTGTAGTTTTATCTATAAATCTTTGAACCCAATATTGTGAAGGAGTTCCTTTAGATAATTTATTTGATAAAGCAGAATAAGTTGCTCTATCTATTTTTGTCATTGCAGAATCAGATTGAGCTGCATCAGTTCTATCCGTTCTATATGTTGCTTCAAGAACATCAGCTACACCATACACACTTGCCGGAGCAACTGTTGTAGAACTTGTTCCATCACCACTTGCTCTATAAAAAGTATACTCAGCTTGTCCTTCGATTAAGTCAATGTTAGTTTCGGCTACTTCCCAATAGTGCAAACCTCTATTGCCCCATTCTTGAAAAAGAATGTTAAGAGATCGTCTTGCTGTTTTTAATTGATAGCCTGAAGTTACTTGAGAACCAATTCTTTCATAAGCTTCTGCTATTATTTCATCAACAGCAAATGTTTTGTCGAACGTTACTGTTCCAGAAGTAGTATTAGCCATTTTCTACTCCTTAATATAGTTTCACAAATTCTGCTACAACCGTATACATGTTACCAGAATCGGCAGCTCCCGGCACTACAAAGTTAACATCACTTTGGTTACTGTTAGAAGATTTATCAACTGGTATTCCACCAAATTCTCTAAAATCCCAATAACCTGTTCCTGTTAAACCAAGAACTGGAATATCACCATCTGAATCTTCTTCATCTATACGTGCATAAGCGTCTCCGCCATCTCCACCTTGACAAGAAAACCAAATCCTTTGTAAGTTTAAATGAGCTACTGCAGTTCCGTCAGTTCTTGCATCCATTGCGGATACATCGCCGAAAACTGTAGTTGCACCGGTTCCGTCTGATTGATTTACTATTTTAATGACCACTCTTCTATCATTTTGTTGTAGAATAGTTGGTCCTGTTACTGTGTCTGCCATAATCCCTCCTTAATAAAGATTATTAGATGGGGCCGAAGCCCCATCATAAAGTTAGTTATTATTGATCTGCAAATGCAGGTGCATCTGCACCTTCTGTGTAGCCCCAAATTAACCAATTAGTACTATCTTTAGCCATAATGTTAATCTCCATAGCGCCAAAGTCTGTAAGAGTTAGTTTTGAGTTAGAGTTTCCATCAGAATAAATAGTTACGTTATCAGCATTTGAATCTGCATGAACGACACCACCAATGAAATAATTAGCATTAGCACCTGTATCAAAGATAACGTTTTCTGCTTCTTCTGCAGCGCCACCATAAATAAATTTAAAGTGTGAACCAGCAACAGGTGATGGTAATGTGATCGTTCTATTTGCTGTGATCGCTGGAACTACAATTAGTCTTCCACTATGTGTAGCATTAGTAAGAGTTGTATTTTCATCTCCTAGTGTAACAGGTCCATCACCTAAAGTGATGACTTCAGTAATCGTTCCAGTAGATGCCGCTTTACTGACTGTTTTAAATGTATCTTCAGATCTTACTGGACCTGAAAAAGTTGTTTTTGACATAATATTCCTCCTAGAATATTTAAATGTAGTCCCTAGGGGATAGTCGACTATACGCGCCTACATTTAAGTTTGTTTAAAATTGTATAGTGATTAAAGTATATATGAATTTTTAGTAGAGTGCAAGAGATCCTTAGGCTAAAATGCGATTTCAGCGATGTGGCGTTTATCTAAGTAGCCACAGAAACTCGGGGGGCAGAATTAACAATTGCATTTTCTCTATCTGCAATTTTACGTTCCTCGGCTTTAATCTCATTGATAGTGTCTTTAATAGCATTATCAATTTTGACCATATTGAGAGTATATTTACCATTTTGCTCATACTCCAACTGCCACCTCAACTCCAAGGACCGTTTTTGTTTGTACAGGTCTTGTACCATCTATAACCTCCTCATAGGTTATTCTGTTAGGAGTGTCTTTAAACATTCCCGTTGATTCCCAGTTTATACTCTTTTCTCCAATTTTGTCAAGGATAGATTTTTCAATAGACTCAGCATTATCTTCTGCTTCTACTTCAAAAGAAGCATAGTGATCATAAGCCCATATTTTTACTAGGAATTTTCTCATTTTCTTACCTTATTTGTAAAATGTGGCGGAACTATGTCCCGCCACATAATTAGTTTAGATTACGCACCTTCAACGCCGAAGATACCTCTAAAGTCTGATACTCCAAATGAGTATCTTTCTCTAGCTTTGTATCTAACGTTGCCAGTATCGAAGTCTCCTTCCATAGCAGTTTTTAGAGCTGCTCTTTGGAACATCTTCATACCATTAGGCACATCAGTAATAAGATACCAACTGTCAGTATCAGTTAAGAAATTGTTCACTCTATATCCTTGAGGAACCATTCCCATTGATACAACAGCGTTGATATCATTATCAGCTGTACCAGTTCTACCTTGAGATTTCATCAATCTCTCAGCAGTAAATTGGTTAGCCGAAGGAACAATCATCTTCATTGCTCTAGATGCTACTCTCAATCCACGTTCATCAGTCATGCCAGCAATGTCTACCAATGCTTGCTCTAATGAAGTTTCGTTTAAGTCTGCTTGCGTAGTTAAAGTGTTTTTAACTGCTGTTCCGCTAACCGTTGCGTGGTTAGTTGAAAACAGAGAAACTGCATCACCTGAATCGAAGTTATCCGTTGACGGAAGTCCATCGTTCAAAGGTTTTGCTGCTTTAACTTGTTTCGCATTAGACATAGAACGTGCCAAAGCTTTTGTGTATCTAGAAGCTAGTCTATCGTAGAGGTTATCTTCGATAGCTTCTTCAGTGATAGCAAATGCTAAAGCTACTGTGTCGTGAGTGTAACGAGCAGTGTAAGTTTCTTGTGCAGTATCGAATGATACTCCAGATCCTTCTGCTTTTACTTGTGCGTTAGCGAATCCAGATAACATCACTTCCTCTTCGAAAGCTCTGTCACTTGATTCAGTTACATAGATCTCAGCGTGCTGATTCTCGTAACGTTTGTATTCCAGGCCGAATAGTGCATTCAAACCTGGCTCTAGTTCTTTAACTAGCTGTGTTCTTGATATAGCCATAATTTATTCCTATTCAGTTATTAACTTCCAGAACTATCAATGTACTGGTTTAAGTTTTGGACTACAACAACGGTACAATAAGCTGCTGTCAGATCATTGTTTTCTGGGTCTTCTGCGCTTCTAATCAATCTCCATGTATCGTTAGTCGCGTGAGTTGTGCCAATGTCAAGTGTAGTGTTTGATCTTCCAGTTGTTGTGCTTCCACCTGTATTGATACTAAATGTATCAAGGTATAAAGCATGTGCACCTGCAACAGTAGTAGCTACTGCAGCATCAGTTGCAACATTGTACAATTGGAAAGGATAGTCATTTACAAACGCTTTAGTGTCTTCGCTGTTTGCTGGTGTGATTGTTGCATCATACCAACTTGCAAACGTAGGCTTCAACGTAGTTGCAGCATTGTAAAATATACCCTGTAAAACACCTACAGTCTCAGCAGTGGCAGCGTCTTCACCAGTAAGAATATAGCCAGCAGTTACGCAAACCGCCATACCATTAAACTTATCAGCAGTGTCACCAGCATCTATGAAGTATTCGGATAATCCCTGAGTAGAAGGTGTATTACCTAACGTACCCGCTGGAATAAAACCGAAACCTGCTTCATTTTTATTAGCCATAGTTGTCTCCTTGTGTCCACCGAAATGGACGGGTTAATTAAAATCGATGATAGGGAATTGGTTGTTATCCCGAGAAAATTAACTTTTCTTTGTACCACCGAAGGTTACACGAGATTGCCTGTCAACATCGATAGGCATACTCTTATGCTCTTCCCTCATTAAATCGTTTTCAACTGCTTCATCCTGACCCTTTGCTTGTGCAGCAAAATAATCAGCACGAGACTGCGCGATCTCTTCAGGTACCCTAGCGAGCAATAGGCCACCAACCCCGATAACCCCTTTGTACTTACCGTCTTGGACAATTGGATAATCAGAATCTTTATATTCGTCAGCTCTCACTAACTCATAACCAGATCTCATTCTCCCAGAGATATTTTTAGTGTCTTGAAACCCTAAACTCTCTGATCTTATCCATCTGTGCCTGAATCCATCAGGTGCAGGGGGTGCATCTAGAGAAGATGGAGGAGTCCACACTTTTGGTCTTTCAGTTTCTGACCGTGTTTGACTCGCACGTGAAGTATTTTTGTCTTCTTTTTTCATGTTACGCTCCTTCCGTGAGTTTTATTTGTTTTGCGTATTCTTCGAGTGGCACACCTAATTTTTTCGCGATAGCGACCTGAGAGGGTGTGAGTCTCACAGTTTTGCGTCCTGGTTTTACGCTTCTCTGAGCTGAAGCGACCGACTGTACGGGCTTGGACGTATGCTCTACAGCTCCACCTTTATCAAATTTATGTGAGAAGTCAACTCTTATTCGTTTATCAACTTCATTATAATAATCATCTGATTTAGGATCAAATCCTTCATTCACCAAATCCTTATGGATTTCAAAGGCAGTAAATGTCATGGCTCTGTCTTTACCAAACCATGAGTTTCTACTAGCCCATTCTTCCGCTTTAGGATCGGGATCAGGGAGTGTCTGAGGTGTTTGCTGTGGTAATCTTCCACCGTCTGAAAGTTGTTGAACAGGTCTCTCCTCTTCAACAGGTTCCGACTTTTTTTGCTCCAATTTAGCATTCTCAAATGCTAATGCAGCAATTCTTTTATTAGCTTCAACTTGAGCAGTTGCATCTCCAGCTTCAATGGCGCTTGCTAATTCTTTTTGAGCAGACTCCATTCCTGTTTTTACATTTTTCTCAAATCTAGACCAATAATCAGTATCCATTTTTTTAAATGTTTTCTGATCATTTTTTCTTTGATATTCTAAAGCTTGAGCATATTCAGTAGCAGCTTGTTCTCTACGTTCTGCTTCTCTCAT